CGTGGCCCACGCTTTATCGAACTCGTTCGCGCCCTTGGTCAGCGCCGGGTACTTGGACTGGACCCGGTCCATGTTCTCCAGCAGCAGCGCCAGCCCGGACCCGGCCTTCTTGCCGAACAGGTCGGTGATGACCTGCCCTTCGTTCTTCGCCGTGATCCCGTTCGCCTTGAACCGGCCGTTCAGGTCGTCCAGGGCCTTCATCAGGCCGCCGGACTGCATGTCCTTGGCCAGCGAGTCCGTCGTCAGCCCGAGCGAGGCCAGTTCCTTCTTCCCGCTCGCCGCGGGCACCGCCAGTGCCTGCACCGCCATCCGCAGCTCAGTCCCGGCCTTGGCCCCGCGGATGTTCAGGTCACCGTAGGTGGCCAGCGCTGCCCCGGTGTCCTTCAGCGTCAGCCCGTAGCCCTTCACCACGGGCACCACGCCGGTCCCCATCGACTCGGCGAGATCCTGCATCGTCATGTCGCCGGACCCGACTGTGGCGTTCAGCGCGCCCATGGCCTGGGTGTAGTTCTTCGCCCCCGGTATCCCCGACGCGATCACCGAGGTCAGGGCATTGGTGGTGTCGACCAGGTTGGAATGGCCGACCGCGGCCCCCTCGGCGGCGACCTTGACGGCCTTCAGCATCTGGACAGGGGTCCCGCCGAGGGATGCCATGTTGGAGGCCACGTGATAGGCGGACTCGGCCACGCTGGTCAGGGACTGCCCGGTCTGGGTGCTGATCTCCAGGACGCCCTGAGACATCTTCTTGACGTTCGGCATCGACACGCCGGCCTGCGTGTTGAGCAGCAGCATCTGGCTCTGGAACTTCATGGCCTTGTCGAGCCCGTACGCTGCCGCTATGCCAAGGCCGAGCAGGGCGGTCTTCGCGGTCGAGCCGAAGCCCGCCGAGCCCGCTACCGCCTTCTCCGACGACGCCCCGGCCTTATCGGCCGCTACGGCCTGCCGGTCCAGCCCGGCCGCCGCGGCGTCGGAGGACTCCACGATCCGGTCCGTGGCCGCGGCCAGCTCGTCAGCGGAGGCAGAGGCGTCCCGCATCCCGCCAGCAGCGGCGTCGGCGGATTCCCCCAGCCGGCCGATCCCGCCCGCTGCGGCGTCCGCCGAGCCGCCGATCTTGTCGACGGCGGCGTTGATCTTGGCTGCCGCCTCGGAGATGGACGCCGCTGCCTCGTCCATCGAGGCGGCGAGCTTCGCCGGACCCGAGCCGGATGCCCCGCCGCTGATCTTCTTCTCGAAGGCGTCCCACTTCGCCGACACCTGATCGAGCGCGTCGGCGAACTCCTTGAGCCCCGCGACACCGGGCCCTGCGTTGACTGCGATCGTCTCGCTGATCTCGCCGGCCACGGGTCACCCCCGGACAGGTCAAGAGCAGCAGCGAGGGGAAAGGGGGGTGCTACAGGCCGTCGAGGTAGCCGCTGAGGATTGCCGCCATGGCCGCGTGCATCGTTCCCTCAGCCCCGGCTTCGGCCCGTTCCATGTAGTGCGACCCGGCCTGGGTGACCTGCCGGCCGAAAACCTGCCCGGTTGCCCTGTTGCGCAGCGGCCACGGCCCTTTGGACCGGATCGTCCCGCCGTAGTTGCGGAACCGCGCGTAGATGATGTCCGGGCCGACGACCGCTACCGCTGCCGTCCCGCCCCCGGAGACATGCCACACCCGCTCCGAAGTCCGCAGGGCGCCCGACAGGACCGGGGTCGTCACGTGGAGTTCGGCCAGGAACTCTTTCGCCCCCGCTGCGGCGCAGTCCTTCGCCAGGGACCCCGCGGCCCGGTCGCTGACCGCACGGGCACGCGCTGCCGCTTCGGAGAGGTTCACCGGCCCTCACCTCCTGCGCGCCTCATCGATCCCGTTTAGCACCTCAGCGACCGGCCCGAGGTAGTTGCCCACCAGAAGGGGGATGTCAGCGGGGGTCTGCGGATGCAGCCGCCCCCGGATGATCCACACGCAATGCCGGATGGTCCCGGCCCCTACCGGGGGCGGAGCGCAGTAGCAGTCGCCATTCAGGTACTGGTAGAGGTGCTGGCCGAATCCTGATTCTCTTTTGGGGTATCGCCGTTGAGGGCCCCGTAAATGGGGTCGAGCGCCTTGCGGAGCACGTTCCCGGCCATCAGCGGCAGCGGGTGCGGAACGGGAACGCCGAACGAGGAGTCCTCGACCATCCAGCTCTCCACCAGCGCGTTGATCGGGGCCAGGTCGTTGCGGGTGAGCCGCACCGGGATGTCCTCGACCGGGCCGGGCATCATCATGGCCGGGTTCTCCGGGGGCACCGCAGCCAGGGCCTCGCGCTTGTCCTGCCGGAGCTTGTCGGCGAGATCCAGGTACTCGAACTGGTGGGTCTCGCTGAGCACGGATATGTCCCTCAGCTCGAACCAGTCGCCGTCGCCGGGGACACTGACACGGGTCATTGACGCTCGCTTTCGTGTTCGCAATTGCGCGGTGAATGGCGGAATTGCGGTAGGGTATGAGGGCATTAAAAAGGCCCCCGAGAATGCTTGCGACATCTCGGGAGCCCGCCGACTGGATTGGAGTCGACATGGACGATGGTACGTCAGAGCAGCGCCACTGTGAGGTCTGCGGCCGACGGCTATTCCGCAACAACACCACGGGTCTTTGCAGCGGCCTCGGCGGGACGCCCGAATGCAGGCGGCTGCGCGAGGAGAGGCGCCGCCGGTCGAACGGCGTGCAGCCCAGAGGCCCGAAGAGGTGCGGACACCCTGACGGCTGTCCGCAGGTCAACGCGCGGAACGGCCTCTGTGACACGCATGCATCGAGGCTTGAAAGGTCCGGTGAACTCGGGCCGGCCGACCTTATCCGGAAGCCGATAGAGATACTCGCAGGGTCGGTCTTCGGGAAGTGGACCGCGATGGAGGACTACAACCTGACGGACCGGCGGGTCCTCTGCCGGTGCGCATGCGGCACCGGCACCATGTCGCGGGCAATCTCCCTGAAAAAAGGTGCTACCAGATCATGTGGCTGCCTTCGCCGGACGCACGGACTCAGCAGTCATCCCCTTTACGCGACATGGGTGTCGATGAACGGCCGGACCGGCAAGCCGGGCAATCGCGACTACCGCAACTGGGGCGGCCGGGGTGTTTGCGTTTACGAACCCTGGCGTACCGACGTCGCAGCCTTCATTGCCTGGATCGAGGCGAACATCGGGCCGCGGCCAGATGGTATGACGCTTGACCGCTGGCCCGACAACAACGGCAACTACGAGCCGGGCAACGTGCGATGGGCTACCAGGGTCGAGCAGTCGGAGAACCAGAGGAAGGTGTCCACGCTAACCCTTGAGCGGGACGCCCTTGCTATCCGGCTAGCCGAAGTTGAGAGGCAGCTAGCCGAGGCGCGAGGTGTTCTGTTCTGAACTCAGGCGTATGTCGCGACCGCATTCTGTAGTGTAATGCTAAGCGGAGAGCGACCGCCCGAATTGCCCGCATTTGTCGTGTTTGCTATGAATTCTCCGCTGGCGTTCCAGCCCCAGAAGGTCTTTCCGCTTTCGAGCGGCGTCTCCTTAAACGCCGCCTGGTTCGCGGCGAGAGCGAACGAAACCAGGGATGATCCGCTGAGCCCGTTGCTGATCGACCATGCAAGAGTCGGTTGCGCGTTGGACAACATCGCGGTCAAGGGGCTCTCGTCCAGTGCCGGAGAGTACATGAGTTTAAACGGAGCGCTAAGGTTTCCGCGGCCAATCAGGTACGGCTGCTGGTAGCCGTCCGCTGTCGGGATCACGTCGAGATCGCGCGTTAGCGTACAACTCCATTCTGTAATGTCTGACGTAAGCGCACTGGCGAGCGTGGTCTGGCTGTTCCAAGCCGGGATCATCCGCACCGACGAGAAGCTCGGGGTAGGCGTGAAGCTCGGGTAGGTCTTGATGAACGTGGTCACCTTGCCCGACCACATCAGCGCCCCGGTCGCCTTGCCCGTGATCGTGATCTCGGACATGCAGCCATAGGAGAACAGCCAGGAGTAGTTGTTGCCTGACCCCGGAATGCCGGTGCGGTGGATCAGGGAGTGCGTCGGCCCCTGCCCGGTGACGACGCCTGTTGAGCCGTAGGGGTTGAGCAGGCTGAACACGTGGCTGAACGGCGCGATGACCGTAACCACGGCGATGGTGGTCAGGTGGGAGAACCGCAGCGGAGTCGTCGCGTCGAGCACGATGCTCGTCGCGCTCGATCCGGTGCCGACCTTCACCACTTCGGCGTTGACGCCCGTGTCGACCTGGATGTAGGTCCCGGCCGTGGCGGTGGAACCGGACGTGACCGCGATGGGCCCGGCGCCCGGCGACAGCGCACCGGAGGTCGTCCAGGTCGGGGTGGACGCGGTGCCGGTCTCTACCAGGTCGCCGAGGAGGTTATACAGGAAGTGACCGAACGTATCCCCGTAGAGAGGGCTTTCCTTGATCTCGGACTCAGCCCACCGCGGGCCTTCCTGCAGATCATGGGTCTTGACGAAGTCCCCCCACATCGAGGAGTCCTCGATCCAGGGCATGATCTTGTTGTCCGGCATGAAGCTCGCGATGGGCACCGACGCGTAAGCGGTCTGCGCCGGGGCCACCCCGAAGCCGCCCGACTCCAGGCCGATCTGCAGCAGCTGCGTGCATATGGGATAGACCGCGGTCGGCGGCGAAGGCGCTGGCATCTAGTTCTCCTCGCTGCCGGTCTCGCCGGCCGTGTCGGTGGTCTCGGGGTCCTTGCGGGGCGGCTCGCCTTCGTACGGCGCCCAGAACTGGTCCGGTGCCTCGTCCCGCTCGATCACGTCGCCGGGCTGCACGTCACCCAGGGGCACGTCGTAGGCGTCCCTGGTGCCGGGGTAGTAGCGGGGGCCGAAGTCGGTCATCGTCCAGTAGCGGGGCGGCATGGGGCCTCCAAGGGCGCGGCGAGGGAAGGGTGAGGCGGTACGTTGGCGGCCATGAGCGGCAGCGACGAGGAGCTAGCGGCGTGGCTGCGGCCCCTGCTTGAGGCGGACCTGAAGCACTGGCGGGACCGCGAAGCGGCCTACCTGCCCAACGTGGAGCGCGAAGGGGAATGGCTCTGGCATCAGGCCCGAGGCCATGCTGACCGTGCTGCAACGGCTCTGGCCATCCTGGACCTGCACCAGCCCGTGGCGGCGCTCGGCGATCTGCCGGCTGACGCCCTGACGTGCATAAGGAACTGGGAGGAGTGCCAGGAGTGCGGGCCGAACAACGACCGGCCGGCCATCCTTGCCGCGCCCGGTCTGGGCGAGACGTTCTACCCGTGCCGTACCGTCCGCCTGCTCGCCAGCGGCTACAGGCACCAGCCCGGCTACCGCAAGGAATGGGCCCCGGATCGGGCATAATCACTGCCCATGACAACCCCTCAGCCCGAGCCCGCCCGCGGCAACGACGGCTCATCCGCCCCTGACGGCTACCTCCCCGAGCCCACCGCAGTGCTCGTCCAGCAGATCGGGCAGGCCGTAGCGAACGCCGTCGCCCAGGTGCTGCAGCAGGTCCCCGTGCAGGTCGCGCAGCTCAAGTGCGCCACGTGCGTCCTGGTCCGTGCCCAGTGGGCCAATGCTCACGCCGCCGACATCAAGGCCGCCGCGGAGCGGATGGAGGAGGCGATGGCGTCTTTCCCGCCGGATCACCCGATCCGCGGCCAGGCAGACGTCGCGGCGTTCCTGCCGCCGCACCTGCAGCCCGGAGCACCGCAAGGCGTGCCGCCGGTCCAGGACGGGGCGGTGATGACGGCGGGATCGGTCGTGTGCGGCCAGCACATCCCCGGCATCCCGCAGGCGGCCGGGGGACGCAGGGAGTTCCTGATCGCCAACACGGCCCTGTCCCCGCAGATGCTCGCGGAGGCGAGAGCGGCCTAAGCCTGGATAACCTCGATGACCGGCAATGTGATCAGCGAATCGCACCGGTTATACGCCTGGTCCTCAAGCGCGCTGACCTCAATGCGGTAGTCCTGGATCTCGCCGATGTTCGAGATCAGCGTCTCGGCTCCGGTGTACGGGTCGGCCGCGGTCGCGGGCATCGGGGTGGCGGTCCGGAATGCTTCCATCACCGCGTCGACAATGCCGGGAAACATGCTGTCGGCGTCCGGGTCGTCGCCCGCTTCCATCCACGTTATGTAGACGTCGATGCTGTGCAGGATGGTCTTCTCGCCGCTGGAGGTCCCCGGCCCGGTGTTGCGGGACATCGTGCCGGCGTAGTTCTGGTCGTCGCGGGACTCATGACCTCTCGTCGGCCACACGTAGGCGGTCGGGATCTGGGTCTCGACGTTCGGGTCCGGGGCGTTGATGTAGGCGGCCAT